TTACCGAGAAAGGGGGCGAATACGCCGAAGACGGCGAGGCACTGGCTAATTTTAAGAAACGCGGCGTCGAAGTCGACATGGACCCGAAGCGGGTGCTGTGGATTTTCCTTAGCAAACACTTGGATAGCATTAAAAGCTATATCCGCAAGGGCCACGAGATAAGCCAAGAGCCGATTGCCGGACGGATTGAGGATGCGCGCAACTACCTGTTCCTTCTGGGCTGTTTGATCCACGAGGAGGACGAACAGAAATGATACCGATTAAAATCCTCGGCGAATCGGGATACGAAGCGGCGCAGCTTGGTTTGTCTCTCAGTTACAACGCCGACCTGGACAAGATGCCGGCCCGAATGGACAAACTGGCATTCAAACAAGGCGGCCACAACGGGTTTTTGGAACTTATCCAGGTTTGGATGGACGTTACCGCCCCGCGGTTCTGGTGGCAACAGGCGGACCGATACCGGCTGTCGAGTAAGATGTCCGAAAGCACCATGCACACTTTGCTAAATCGGCCGCTAATGCAACTGGACTTTAACGAAAGGATACCGGCTACTTGGCTGTTGGGTTTGAACCAGCTTGTCCTGGAAAAGGACGTCGAAATGTTGAAAAACTACCTGCCGGAGGGCTTCCTGCAACGCCGGGTGTGGATGTGCTCGTATAAGACACTGCAAAACATCGTGGCGCAGAGAAAAAACCACAAGTTGCCTGAGTGGCAGGAGTTTTGCGATATGCTGAAAGAGCAGTTGGCACATCCGGAGTTCGTATTTAAACCAGAGTGTGTCGAAAACGACACAGAGTTTCCGCGCACGTCGGACGATCGAGTATAACAATCTTAGCCGACTATCAGTAAGTGGATATGCTGAGAAAGGCGGGAATTGAGGTGTTGCAAAAATGACACAAGAAGAAGAAAATAAACTCGTTGGGCTAGCCGAGTGGTTGCCGGCGGATCAGCACCGGTTTTTCGGCCCGCGGGTTTTCGGGGTCCAAATTAACCTGGAAGCTTTAGCGTTTTGGCGTGTTGGAGAAAAGCTCGAGGTAAAGGCCATTAATCGAGTTACGGGAGAGGTTGTTTTGGCGCCCGTACCGGTGCGGTTTGAAGAGCCGATGCGGTATACGCTTGGGAATTGCTTGAGAAGGTGGTGGAAGATGAGGAATACTAAGGTATAGGACAAACTAAAGCGAACTAGGGGCTTGTTAGGCCCCTGGGGTTAGGAGGCGGAAGGGTCGTTTTCCGCCGGTACACCGAGATACAAACCCAGATTAAACATACAGATTTGGCAGTCATTTTCGAATTTAGGATCGATTTTTTCCTTGATGTACTTGGTTTGTTTTTTCGTAAAGGCCCGCCGCTTGAGAAACCGTTCTTGGATTCGTCTTTCCATGGATGGGGCCCTTTCTACATAGTCTACTGGACGTTCTTTCTTCATGCCCTTGTTCCAAGGTTCCTTTCCTACCAACGATTCGCGTGCTTTCGCTAGAGCGGCCAACTGTGCGGGAGTTCGTTCCGGGTGACCGGCCAATCTCGCTTTGTGGGCGGCAGACATTTTGGCGCGGGTTTCGTCAGAGCATACTTTGCCCATTTGTGCTGCGCTTATCCTGGCTCGCGTCTCGTCCGAGGCCGCCTTTCCGGCCCGGTTACGGTTACCAAGGGCCGCCTGGCGAAGCCGTTCCTTGATTTCGTCTGTGATTTCAATATTCGACCACCGACGCTTCTGCGCCTCGGAAATGGCTTTCTTGTGGTCTCCCGTCATTTTAAACTGACCCTCTCCGCCCGGCTTAATGTTGTATCCATCCGGAACAAGAGTTTTGAACTCAGCTATCCATTTTATCTCGGCCGCGTCTAGCATTTCCTTAGTGGCGTCCTCTGGTAGCATTTCTACAATATCCATTTCAAAATTGTCCAGCCCGTGGGCGAACATGGCGTTATACAGCGGCCGATTTTTAGACCCGGCGGAGCATTTGTGTTCCCGCCATCGCTTGTCTACTGTCCGTTCTATCGTTTGCCCGATATACATCTTGTTGTTAGTCATGTCGACAATACGGTAGATGATCATGGGGGTCTCCTTCCCTGTTATAAACTACTTGTCGGCATGTTTCGGAAAAACTTTAGGGTAGGATTAAAAATATGTATTGCTTATTATACATTTCGGGTACAAAAAAGGCCCGGGCCGCTAAGCCCGAGCCAGATAACTATTCAGAATCACGCCGAGAGTCGCACCACCATGTTCCAACCAGGAGCACTGCAGATCACATTCCCATAATAGGCAATGCGGATTTCTAAGGCGTCCGCGTTCCCTACCCTCAGTCCTTCCAGCCCTTCCATTCCGTACGTCAAGATGTGCGGGGCCTTGCCCAACGTGCGCAGCTTCCAGGTATCCGTGGTCACGCAATAAGCAGTCTGCGGCGGGCAGCTACGGTCAGCCAACACCGGAATCTTGCCATAAGCGCTATGGAAATGGATCGCCTCGAATGCGACTTGCACTTCATCGTGCTCAAGCTGGACGTACTGAACCTTGGCACCCAGTTCGTTGATCAGGGTGCTGTAGCTCAGGAAGTCAATGATGATCAGGTCAGGAGCAGCACCTTCCCGGTTTGCCAGGGCCAACGCGTTCGTCAGACCTTCCGAGATGCTCTGGCTCGACGCGTCATACCGGATACCGGCCAAGCGGGTCGGGTCGGCAGAGCGGTTCACGCCCCAGAAGTTATCGGTCGTGAGCGGGTCAACGCTAGGCAGCCAAGCGGCCATGCCTGACAGGCCCAGCATCCCGCCGATGGTCGAGGCGCCGGCCAAGCCGATATCGCCAAGGACCTGCAGGAACGTGCCAGCCACGAACGTGGACGCGGGGGCGCCCTGAACCACGGTGCCAACAATCTGGCCAGTCGACCGGTTGACCGACGTAACCTGGATTGCATCGACGGTGCCCGGGACGTTCTGAAGAGCCGCGCCGCCGTCCGTTGCCGAGCCCTGCAGCGTCATGCCAACTTCGAACTGGACCACGGTCTGCGGGTTGGCCAGCGTAAACGTGATAAGCGGAGGGGCAGAGGCGATACCAGCAGCGCTGATCACGCCGCGGGTAGCCGTGCCGCCCGCAAACAGTTCGAAGGCCATGTTGTTCGAAATGTTACGGAAACCGTTGTCCAACGACCGGCTAGCTTCGTCAACAAACGCCGAGTTGACTGTTACCGTAAGGGCTCTTTATCCCTTACTTCTTATATTTCTTAGCGTATGCGATGCAGTTTTCGAAGATAGCTACGTCTTCTTTCAACAGCCCGAATCCGGTATTGCATGTGTCGTGTAACAACCCTCTAAACTCGTTTGTTACATGATCATGATCGATAGCCGGTGTTTCGGTAAACGGCCGGTTGCAAATGGCGCAAACATCGTTCTGCTCTCTCAACTTATCGAAGTACTGTTCTTTCGTTATCCCGTACTTCCTAAGTCTTTGGTTGAGTCTAACAGTTTCGGGGTCTGCTAATCTTTCCAACCGAAGTTTCTCGCACACTCTTGACTTGTTCTTCTCGTACCACGCTTTCCTAAGTTTTCGTTCTCTTTCATGGTTATCGAGATAGTGCTGTTTCATATAGATTGCTCTACATGCTTTGCATTGAGGCATCGGTTTTCCACGTTTCTTGTGGAACTCGGTTTCTTCCTTCGCGACCCCACATTTAGTACAAGTCTTCATATAAGTCCAGATTAAATTTTCATCCTGTGTCTTAACGCCTAACTTCCTTATCGGAGAGTCGACGAAAATCTTTAACAGGATGCCGGCCACTCGTGGGGTTATTTTAGTCCTGTTTAACCAGGGATCAAACCCTAATCGTTACGGTGATCGAGACTCTTTAGTTCCTCGATTTACCTCGGTATTTGCGTCTCAGCATCCACCGATTTTGGCCAGTTTGCAAGACCGCTTACGCGGCCAGGGGGCACGTATGTTTACCCGCGTTCGACTTGGTTTGTTCCATCAACAGGTTGGTGATGGTAACCAGCTGGTAATCTTGCACCGCGTACACAAAAAAGCTAACAACGCCGCTAGCAGTCTGCTGATTCTGGGCATTAGCAAACGTGTGCGCGCGGCCTGCCGGGTTGGAAAATTCCAACGGCACTGGGATGTATTTCCCGGCAAACCCATCCGGGCTTTCGTTCTTCGGAATCATCGCCAGCCAAGGATTCTTGGCATAGACGATATTCTTCATATAGTCTTTGTCGTCGGTATACAATTCTTTCAATGCTGCCAGCTGGTTAGAGCTATTGGCATAAATAGGCGTAATAGCCATTTCTTAATCCTTACTTTTGCAACGTGCCGTTAAAGGCCGCGATTGCTCGTTGTTTAGCCGACATAATCGCCGAAGCGGTATCTCGGTTGGTAATCGTACGCATTTGTTTCTGCTCTGGTTGTGTGACCGGTTGTTGCGCCGGTGCCGCGGGAGACGTTGGCGGGGGAGTGAAGCGGGACTTAATCTTTCCAAGAGCCGCGACCCTAAGTGACTCGCCCACGAGTTCGTCCTCGACGAGTTTCAAAGCCT